ATAAAAATATTATCTGCTGCATTAAACCTCTGTATATATTCCAGCGCTGTAGTGCTTTCCACAGTATCGCCGGGGTGTTTTATTTTATTAGGTCCCTTTTTATATACAAGACCACTTTGAGCATCCCACTCATGCACTGTAACTTCAGGGCTTTTCTCATCTGCTGGAGGTATATGCATAATCTCACCACAAAGTCTGGACTCCTCGTGAGTAAGTACGAATACCGCCGGATACGATGCTTCCCTATATTTTGCTAGTTTGTTAATGAAGTTCATTGTCTGCGAATGTTGCTATGAAGTTATTCTTTTTTACTTGTTTAAGTATGTTTGTTTCCTGGACGTTGAAGAATCCAAGGATGTCGGCAAGCATTGCGTTATGCAACGTTGCACCCGCTCTAGCGGCTCGTTTGGCGTAATATGCCGACTGGGAAGGATGCATATGCTTCTCCAGCCATTTGACTGCAGCAAAAAGTGGATGCTCATCCACCTGCTCAACTTTCTTATTTACCCTAATCTCCTCAGGTGCAGGTTTAGCTTTAACCTTTATCACCATGGCAGGAGCAATAGCCTTAGGCTTATTCTTGGCTCCCTTTGGTCTGCCTCTCTTACGAACCTCAACAGCTACAGGCTCAGTATGAGCTATAGGCTGCTTAGGTTTGCTCTTGGCCCCTTTGGGCCTTCCCCGTTTACGGGCTACAGGTTCAGACGCAATATCAATCTTCGTCTTCTTCTTGTAGCCCCTTCTTTTTGATTTTTCTATCATGGGATTTGGCTACATCCGTATAATATCTACCTTTAAGGTCTAGTTTCTCGTTAGTTTTATAACGATTACGCCTATCTTTTATTTGATATTTCCTGATAGTTCTACTCATAATAACAACTATTATAGCATAGTTATTATTTTTTGTAGACCCTATAATGTTTTTTATTGCCAGGAGGCTTGCCACTGAAGATACTTATCATAGTGGCAAAGGAGGTATTAAAAAAGTTATATAGATCAACGGATGTATTTTCTATTCTTTTTTTATTCTGTTGCTGTTTGGTTTTTTGGTTATGACGACCCATTTAGTTAAAGACACTATTGAGAAATTACTTCGCAAAAACAATGCGAAGTCCACATTTCTTGCCCGCCAGTTAATTTTTTCGGTACTCCCTCCCTCTCACTTTGTAGAGAATTACCTCTACGACAATGAAGGAAGACTCCAGAAGCTGGAGAATTTCCCGATGCTGAAGCATATCTATGACAATATGCCTCAAAAACTAATCTTAAAGTGTAGTCGTAAAACGCTAAAGTCTACCTTATTATCTAATTTTATATGTCTTAACCTAATCCGGTGGAATTATTTTAAAATGATGTATGTTGGCCCTCAGGAGCTGACTACCAAATATTTCTCTAGTAACTATCTGCCCCCAAGATTTGAGAGTCCTAAAATCAAAGAATTATTAGTCAAAGGATGGTTTAAAAATGATGTTTTTGAAAAGATATTAGACGATACGCATAGTAGTGTTTTGTTTAGGTATGTTAAGGATGATGCAACCAGAACTCGTGGACCTGCCGTAGACTGTGTGGTGTACGACGAAGTTCAGGATATCCAGTATGATCAAATCCCGATTATTCAGGAAACAATGGCAATGAGTCCTTATAAGCGAGAAATTTTTGCAGGCACTCCGCTGGATAGTACTAATACCATACATAGAATATGGAAGACTTCCAATCAGCTGGAGTGGATGATGAAGTGTGAGGCTTGCAACCATTGGAATTCGCTTACAGAAGGTAACGACCCTCTTAAGATGGTGCAGCCTCATGGGCTTAGCTGCTCCAAGTGCTCTAAAAGAATAGATTGCAGGATAGGTGAATGGGTAAGTATGAACCCATCAGACTATCTGGTTACCGGCTATCATCTAGCACAGCCTATTCTTCCGCATTTCAACGAAGACCCTAAAGAGTGGAAGGAAATTTATGAGAAAGTTCATAGTGGTAAGTATGAACTTAAAACTGTAATGAACGAAACTTTTGGGCTTACTTACGATATGGGTTCAAAGCCTATTACGCAAGAGGAGCTTGTAAAGCTATGTACTCTAGGGCCTCAGTTTGAAAATAACGATGAAACTAAACTCAGTATTTTGAGTAAGAATAAAACCAAGTATAAGCTATATACTATGGGTGTAGACTGGGGTGTGAGTATGGCGCAGTCTAGAACTGTAGCTACGCTTGGGGCAATGCGTGGCGATGGAGTGTACGAGGTATTCTTTTCTAAGATATACAGGGGACACGACCACGAGGCGCACATTAAAGACATTGCCAGGAGAGCTAATGCTGTTAACGCTTTCTGTGTCACGGACAGTGGTCCTGACCCTTTTAGGGGTATTAAGCTTTGTGAGCTGACGAGCCCTCAACGCTCGCAAATGGCTGCCTATAGACGCAGCAAGGTTATCCAGTACTTTGACGCTGGTGCTTATGACTGGCGTCAAAATAGATGGGTCTTGCATAGGTCTGATGTAATATCTCTTGTAATCAGACAGCTTAAGACAGGCAAAATAGTTTTTCCTCAATGGAACGACGTTTCAGAATATATGCAGGATATATTGAATGTATTCATTGAGGTCAGAGATGGACTATTTGGACAGGAGCTGATATATGATCACCACCCAAAGCAACCAGACGATGCGCTGCACAGTCTGGTGTTTGCTGTTTGCGCCGCCTATATGGCTGTAGGTGACGCAGGTCTTATTGGTCCAAGCTCTTCAGCTGGACCAGATGCAATAGAGGGTTAGAAGAACCCTACGCGCTTTTCTTCAGGCTTCTCATATCCTGGTTGCTCTTCCATGTGATAAATATCTGCAAGAGTCATGCCTTCGGTAATCCCGGAGGTATTTAATCCAAGAGATTCCGCCAGTTTAATAGTGTCATCTAGCGAAAGCTTATCAAACTCATAGCTGAGCTTTAACCTACCTTTACGCAATAGTGCCGAATCAATGTTATCTTTAGATGTATTGAATGTGGCAATGATGGATACATTGGCAGCATCTCCAAGGAAGCCTGACGTAAGGTTGAGTACAGTCTGCACCATATCTGTGTTTGCTGACACCTCTCTAGAAATTAGAGCTTTTTCAGCGTCCTCGATAACTAGAATAATATTCTTGTTCTCGACTAGCAATGGAACCATTTCGGGAGAGACTAGCTGCTCAATCATGCCTCCTGGGATGTATACTATCTTACGTCCAATATCACAGGTTGTGAGATATTTGATGTAGGATGACTTGCCTGTGCCTGGAGGCCCACTGAACAGATACAGTCCAGATGTCTTTGTTTTAAGGCTATCCATAAGCTTTTCATGGAAAGCTTCAAACTCTGAACCATAATTTAGAGCTAAATTGCTATTAACGTCCATTGTAGGCAACGGGGACAGATTAAGCTCACCATAACTAGCAGTGAGCATGTAGATTTTATTCTTAAGTTGCAGTTTAAACGGCAACAAAAGATCGCATAACCGCTTTGCCTCTTCTCTGTCTTTGCACGCAGCTCTAACGCTTACGTGCATACTGTCGATATCTTCTTTTTTAACACTGTTGCCGTATACTGCACCCAGCATAGGATGATCTCCGTCAGGAGACCTATACGAAGAATGTAGTAGAATATCTTTATACTCTCCTTCTTTACCCACCCACACATTTTCTTCTACAAACCTAGATCCAACTACTGTTATGTCGCTTGAGAAGATGTCAAAGTGCTCTTCGATAGCCTTCAGGGAATCCATCTCAAAGTTATCTGAGAAGGTAACTGTGGTTGGTATGTTTTTAAAAAGCCTGTTGTATAAATGCTCTAACCTTTTGGAGTTGGGTTTCTCATATATATCTGCAAGATGTGTGTTATAGCTGTGCATTGTCTAGGTATTTCTTGATAAGTTTGATTTTTTCATCAAACAGCTCCTGCAGAGCCTCGTTCTTTGAGTCATCGTTTCCTTCACGCTCTTTCATGATTGCTTCTGGAAACAATGTAGGAGGCTTATGCATACCATATTCATGGAAGACCAGGCCAGCATAAACTCTAACTTCAGGAGAAAAGTCTAATTTTTCACCTCTAATCAAATACGCTTCAGTCAGTCCGCAAATCAGCTCTTCAGGTTCTAGTGGATTAAAATCTTCCAGATCGTCAGGCTGATTGTTTAGCAGATAGTTGAGAGTTTCAAAAACAGGTGCGTTTGTTTCGTACTGATCTGTAGTCAGGATTGTAATACCTGCCTGTATTTTATCTGATTGCAGGTCCGACAACTCTACTTCAAAATCTTCCTGTAATTCTGCTTTTAAAACAAGAGGCTCCCAGTGGTAACACTCTTCGCCATATTCTTTAGTGATCAGGGCTATAAGTACAAGAACAGGAGCTTTCTCATCTTTCAATATTTGTTTTTTACTCTTCATATAGGTATTATACAATCTCACCGTTCTCATCCACAAACTGTTTGTGAACTTTCTGAACAGCCAGATTAACTATAGTCATCCAAGAAGCAAGATCATCTGAGTTAATACTAGCGTCAAGATTATATACGTATGCATCACCATATCCGGGAAATAAACTTACTCTAGGTGCTCTAAGATACTCTGATACAGGTTGTCCATTATAGCTAAATTTACTGCAAGGTAGAATTGCGTGAATATTGCTGAATGGTGCCGGCAGGTACCTAGAAGCAATCATAGTCTCTTCTGGAGGAGTAGCATGTGGCCACAACCTCCAGTAGTTTATGAATATTTTGGGGTCCTTAAACTCAAAATCCTGCCTATATCCTACAATTAGATTTATAGTATATCGAGATATGCTAGATTTACTTTTCCTTATATTGAAAGCTTTAACAATTATAGCTTTATTTCCTCTTAGTGCGTTATTGAAAAACTCTTCCGGAGAATTAAGTAACGGTAGGTTTTTCCTTTTCTTATGGTGCTTGCCTCCAGGCACCCACTCTACATGTACGTCTTCTTCTGTATATGTTGACATAAAAGAACCCGCCAAGTTGTAGCTTGGCGGGTTGTTATTTAATTTTAGTTTGTTAATTAGATGGGTCTCAAGCCCGTAATTTCCTCAAGAAGCTTTACATCGCTTCTGGGCATGGTGGGGAGAATATCTGCGATTTTTTCTGGGTCTGCTGGATCAATTCCGCAGTCACCAAATGCTTCTTCATACTTATCTTTGCTGATCTTTGTGAGGTCTTCCAGCTTGTACTTGTCTCCATGCACTTCTACAAAACTCAGGTCTTGTGCAATTTTCTGAATTGGTGCTGTAAAGAACCTATCCACAGGATCTCCTAGCAGTTCAGCCACCTTTGTCTTGTCGTACAATCCTTCCATATTCTCTACATGGAAGCATGTCTCGGCAATCTTCATTACGTCTGAGATGTTTGTGATGTTCTCAATATCGTCAGCCATTGCGCTATAGATAGCCTTGTGATCTTCGTTGGCTAGCTTTGTGCTTCTGCGCCAGAGCTCCTCTACCATATGCTCGATCTCTGGGTAATATAATCCTGCATATTTCATAACAATATCAGGAAGTTCATCCACAGCTAGTTCTTTAGCTGCTTCTACAAAATTTTCAGCACTCTTAATGCGTACATCAAATGGGAAGTTTTTGATGTTGCTTGCAAAATGTTGAGCGGAATCTGACAGGTCGCTGGCTGTTTTGACGGGGTACAGTTGAACTGGTTCGGTCATTCCAGGAACATTGAAGTCGACCATATGTCTTTCACTATAGTCTGAAGCTTCCTTGATATTTTTGGACTTTTCAAAATCTATCAAATCCTCAGAGATTCCAAAGATTTCTGCGGCTTGCTTAATATTATTTTCCAGTTGACTAGTGTAGTCGTCCCCGTATAACTTCTTAATAGAAGCTTTTTTATCCATGAAATACATGTTAGACACATACACCCTAGCTGCAGTATTGATAGGATATATACCCCTGTCAGGATCCGCAAAGGCGGTTTTAGGTAGGGCTGAAAGCTCGTATGCATCTTCAACTTCGGCTGTTTTAACATACTCAGGCAAATCAACCCCTCTAGAGAGATTGAACAATTCTTTGCCTGAAAAATCTGATTGTTGGTCAAATGCAATTTTGTAACTCATAATTCATTCCATTATACAATGTTGTTAAATAGTTTCAATTCTAAAATAAACCTACCCAGCGTAGTTTCTAAGCTTGGGGCTAATACTTCAGAGTATGAATTTGTAAGATTACCCCTGTTTGGCTGGTACGCCAAGTCGAAAGTTAGTGATTTTGTGGGTAACATATTTGATTTTTTCCCCGTATCCGAATGGTCTAGGTTGTATGGAATCATTTGCAGAGATTTCTCAGACTGCTTTGACTTCAAGCTACCCTACAGCGAATATGCGGAAAAAACCCTCTATAAGAATCAAACTAGAATAATGCTTTATCAGTCTGCCTGGGTAATGAGTGTACAGGAAGCTCAAACAGCCAGGGCTAGACAGCATGACAGGGTTGTGTACTTTAAGAACATGCTTGAAGATATAGGCATGCCTGAACTAATTAATAATAAGTTTGGCTATCTAACCGAGAAGGTGCTTAGTAATTTCCCACAACTTGATCTTGATAAAAAGTATAAGTATAAGAAAACTGTGGTGATTCCCACCTTTGCGTCTCCAAAGCATATATGCTCGCTAGAGATGGCTAGACTTACAGACCTTAATCAGCGTGAGACTATCTTTATAAATGGTGAGTACGGCTGGTATGGTAAGGCTGGAGTAGAGATTGTCAGGGATATGAATGAGCTTAAGGTTAAGCAAGGGAATACCTGGAACTATAAGAACGACTATTGGAATACTAGCCCTGTAAAAATATCTGACATGGTAGGTACAGCGCAGCTTATCAAGATATGGAGCGAGGCAGCTAATTCTAAGTTTAGTGATGATATCACAGATCTTATGATAGGTAAGCAGGGTACGGATGACCTGCGTAATCATGTACCCATGCTTAAATACCATCAAGTCCAAGAGCTAGAAAAAAGAAGTGGTCAAGTATTGCTGCCCTCCTGGATGAAATCCAGGGAGCAGCAGTTTAACGTACAGGGAAAAACCTATGTCAAACGAGACAAGGCCTACTTCTTGATCAAAAAGAATGAAGAAGAACAGCTTACCAACTTTACTCTAGATATTAACGAGATCCGCAAAAAAAGTGAAGACGAATTCATATGGTGCGGAATGATCTATTTTGAGGAGCATGCTGTTCCTTTTGAGATGGAGGACAAATACTTTATGTCATGCCATCTATTTACCAAAGGAGTCAGAAAGATGTTCTTGAGTCTTGGGCTAGGTATTCCTTTTATCAACGAAAAATATGTGAGGCAGCTAATCACAATGATTCAGCTTACATGTCACAATATTAAGATAGTTGCTGATAGGTAAAGAAATGCTTGGGTGTGTTAAACCTCCCCCACCATGCCGTAGCATAGTGAGGGAGGCAACCATAACACAGACCAACACCAAAGTGGTGGAGGTGAGGGGAGTCGAACCCCTGTCCTGAATACTTATCTTGCAGCGTCTACATGCATAGCCCTCCTTTTATAAGAATATGTATCGTCGGAAGACAAACTACACATATTCTTTTGAATTGTTATTGTTCTGCTTGAGCGGCAATTCTTTTCTTCAAGCACCAGCTACTAACATTTACAGACTTTTAATAGCATCCAGTCTGTACCTTATGCAGCGAGGAGCTCAGCTTCCACAAAGCCACTGGCCTTGAGGAATGCGTCTGCTTCTGCTACCGAAGGGGCGAAGTCGAATTGGGACTTGGCATTTTGGTTTTGCCTGGATTTTTTAAGAGGCCAACCAGACTTCCTCTACATGCTGCTACAAGGGCTCATACCCAGTCGAAACCGGTTCACCCCCTAAAAACTAAAACAATCTCAAGGTATTATACCACTATTTTCTATTGTGAAGCAATAGTGATGGTTCCACCTTTGGAGGTTCAGGAAGTTTACCCTTTCCTAGGATGATCCCGCTTGTGACGACATCATCCATAGAGCGCAACTCCCATTCTCCTGAGCGCTTATTGTACTCCGCAAAGTCTGCGGCAATGAGTCTAAGTCTCCAGCCTTGCTCGGCTTTCTTTACACCATTGGTATAACCCAAGGTGTAAAAAACTATACCCACCGTGAGTGTTACTGTCAGGTACGATGCTTTGGTATAGTTCATTTTGTAACAGGGTGAAGATCTCTTCTGCCACCATGCTGAACAAGCCTGATGCGTTTGATCGTGGCCTCTTTTGAAGCTACGTACTCTACCAACGCTTCATGTAGCGCGTCTATATCCTTTATGGATAACTCATCCAGTGACGGTATGAGGTTTCTTAGTGTATGTATATTCATGGTTATATTACTCTGGTGATAGCTAATTAGCACCATTGCAATATATTATACCATAAACTAAAGGCTATTTACATTTTGGATGGCATGCCGCTGCTCTGCCCTTCTCCGCCTATAAACTTACCTACAGTATCAGGACTGTTAGGCCAGGTAGCCTCTACTCCCTCTCTGGTAAGTTTTTCACCCAGTGCTGACCTTGTTTCAGGTTTGGTGGAGAATGTACTATAGTCAATATTGAATACGTGTTGGAGCAACACATGCTTTCTATCATGTCTACCTTTGCCTCTAGCTAAAGATTCTACCAACTGCACATCAATGTGGTACGTACCTGCACGCAATTGCTCTGTTGCGCTTGAGGGTATCCAGACTTCAAATAAACCTGGAGCATTTTGAATAGGGTATACACCCGAGTCTAGTTTACCTTCCCATACTACCGTAAAAGCTCTTGGGCTGGCCTTTACCATTACCATAATATCATAGTCAGCTACAGACACAGGTGCGCCGTCAAAATAAAGATACAGGTCATAAACTATATCTTCACCCTGATAGAAAACATCTGGGTTAGGCTCTCCTCTTTCAAAAGGAATTCCTGGAACTCCTATTGCTCGGACAGCTGGAGTCTTTTCATGTCTATTATTTACCCTAGGTGTGATTCTTGACTCTTTGGTGATTTCATAACCATCAAGAAGTTCACTGTAT